GGATGCGCCTTGACGTAAGCTGGGATCGTCTCCCGCGCATCGCCGCGCACCAGTTCCACCTTCGGGATGTGCCCGACAGGCCGGTTGCGGTCGAACAACTCCACGCACGCCCGGATCTCGTCCTCGCTATCCGTCGAGAGATCGCTCTCGCGCGCGGATCCGTCCGCGTCCGTAACGCCAGTCAAGCCCGCGAAGGTATCGAAGCCAATCACGCGGCGTTGATGGTTGAAGGGCTCAAGTATAGCCGAGAGTTGCGCCCACCACATGAGCCCACCCCCCCTGTGGACGCCGCACTCGATGATGCTGCCCTGCACCCCTAGCACCTTCTTGAACAGCTCGTAGCGTGTCAGGTAGCGCGTCAGGTCCTGTCTTGGAACGTAGAGAGGGAAGTTGCGCAGGCGGTCTAAGGCGCCCATGCAGGAGCCTAGAAGTAACTCGCGCTCCAAGTCTTTCTCGTAAGACTGCTCACCCGGCGTTCGGGTTATCATGTGTCTCCCATTTCATCACGCGAATGCGGCGATATTCAACGGCCGGTCCATCACCACGCATAAATACGCGTCCCGCCTTGTTGATCAAGTAAAATTGGCATTTGACGACTCGCCTATCGTCATACGAGCGCCGCAACCTGTCACCCATCTCCCACGGAGTCCGGCCGCTTATGTCCTCTCCGGTCTCCGTGAAAACGCGCAACCCATGATTGATCTCTGGATTTTCGTAGACTATCAGATTGAGCGCATTTCGATGCCCAGAGCCGCAGTAGGCACACGCGGATCGCTTTGACTCTTTCGGAGCGCCACAGTTGCGGCAGTTCACCCCAGCGCCTCGATAGAGAGTACCTCCGGCGTAGTCACCTCCGGTTGCGTAGTCGCCGCCTGCGCCGCCACAGGTTCGCTCGTAGCGATAGGTGCGACTCCCGTGATAGGCTTGGCGATCAACGCGCCTCCGCGTTCGTGATGCTCAGCCCACGTAATGACGGATGTAAGTGCTTCGATGTTCCCGGCACTGCGGTAGTATCCTGCCACAAGTTTGCCGTGCTGTGCAAGCATTTGTTTCTCGTTCGTGTCCAGCGTCGCGTCCAGTTGCTCAAGCGTCAAGCCCTCCACCCGCTTTTTCTTTAGCGTGCGGATGGTCCGGATGATGGCCGCGGTGTTCTCGGCGCCCAACTTCTGGGCGGCGTTGGCCTCGTTGACGGCCTTGAGTTGCTCCTGATAGAACGCCACGAGAGGCGCATACTCCCCCGGGATGGGAGGGTAGGTAAACCCGTAGAGGTAGTTGGCTTTACAGAGAGCCGACGTGGACGCAATCGTGATCTTGATGCCCTTCCCGATTGCGTACCCGCACCAGAACTCTGCACACGGTCTCTGATATTGATATTCTTGAGATTCCAAGAGGTCGATGCCCCACAGGCCGATCTCCTCGTAGCCCATCGCAATCGCCATCGCGATCATGTAGGCGGGCGTTGACGTGAAATAAGGCGGGTCGCCGGGAATGCCCATCGCCGCCAACTCGGCTACGGGCAACTCCACACTCGCCGGGATGTCGTCGAAGTGCTTCTGCATGTACACCGGGCAGAACAGCGGATCTCCCGGCCCTGGCTGCTTCCTGAGCCATGTCAAGTGCGGCTCGCCCTGCCCCTCGCGCGAGGATTCGGAGCGTAGGTGCTCAAGCGTGTGGATCTCGAAGAGCCGGTCCCACCGTGGCACCTGCTTGTACAGCTCGTTCATGCCCCAGATTTCCCACGAGTGATCGGTGTAGGGCGCCAGGTGCTTGCTGCTACTCGCGAAGCCTACCAGCGCCACCTTCGGCGCACGCTTCGGGATGTCCTTCCACGTCGTCACCGGCACCACTGCCGGCACTTCTGTCCCCATGTCAGTGTCTCCTTGCATGTGTTAGGGTTGCTTCTCGTCTGGCTTGGTCTTAGAGACTTTCGCGATAATTCTCCCGTATGCGAGTTTTGTGTCCTCTCTCTCGGTGCGAGAGTATTCAAACCCGTATCGCTGAGATGCTTCAGATAATGCCCTGTGGGCCGCTTCGCTTCTAGTTATTTTCTCCGAACTCATAAGGTCGCTGATTCTATTAATGATTATGGCGGCAGGAGACCCCCGGAAAACTTGCCCCGTAATAGGTTGCACATGGGATTCTTCAAATCCCCTCCCAATAATCCATACATGTTCTCCGTCCAAAAGTCCGAATCCGCCCCTCCATCTTCCAGTTTGAACATCGTTGCCCCACGAAAGAAGATCCGCATCGGAGGGTCCGCTTACCCTCTCTCCGTATTGTTCCCATGGATGAGTGTGGAGTTCTATCGCGCGGGTACGCTGTTCTTCCGTCACATCTTCCGGAAGCCAACGAGATCCACGAGAGACGGCCTTCCTTCCGGCCAACTCATCCCCTGAGACCGAATGCAAAACCTTCCCATCAAGTATGGTGACGCTTACCTCCATTCCTTCTCCAGCGTTTTGGGCCCTCTCGATTTCTGGAATAAGCGGAATGATTTGGTTGACTACTCCTCTCGTTCCGCCCCCTCCCTCGCCCCATTCCCCGCCCTCTGGCGAGCCAGCAGGGACGCGCGGCTGGTCGGGACTGTACTTCGCGACGTCAGGCGCTTTCGGGCTTCGGCATTCCGCGATGAAAGCCATCGCCTCGCCCCACCGCTCCGGCGGGAGATCGTCTTCCGTCTTCCGCATCTGCCGCGCCAGCTCCCGCGCCTGCGCAAGAAGAGCGTCGAGCCTGCGATGGTTGGCCTCTGCCTTCTCGCGGATAGCTTCCACTCGACGCCAGCCCTCGGATGCCATGGCGCGATACTCTGCCGCCTGACCCGGATCGCCAAATTCCCCACTCAGCGTGGCCTCTCCAAGTTCCGAGTATCTCGCCTTCTCGGCTCCAGTCCAGACTTCCTCTGGCGGGTCGTCCGTCTTAGGATCGCCCGCATAAGATAGGATCTTCCGTTCCTCGGATGAGACAAGCCACGTCTCCGGGTCTTCCCGGTCTATCCCCGCCATCTCGCGCAGCTTGGCCGCCTGACGGCTCAGCCTGCCCGTAGCCGTAGTCGAAGCGAACTGACCGCCCTCGGGTACACCGCTGGGCTCGCGTGGCTGGTCTGGACTCCACTTGCCCACCTCTTCCTCGGGCTCCTCGTCCGGCTCCGGCTTGCCCTTGGGTGCGGGTTCCTGTACCTGTGGTCGCCCGCCTTCGCGCTCGATCTGCTCACGTCCCGCAATCGGGAACCGCGCGAGCCCGTACAGATAACGCGTCAGCTCCTCGTCCGGGAATACGTCGACGCCCGCCTTAGCCATGCCCTCCAAGAACGCCGTGATGCCCGCAAGATCTGCCGTCTGGACATCCGCGTGAGCAAGTAGCGGGTATTTCTCCTCGTCCCAACCGTTGAGCTTGCCCAAGCGTGGGATGCCGTGGCGGTTGAAGACGCTTGCCACCTTGTCCAGAATGGCGTTCAGCGCGCGGGTGACAAGCTCCGTCCGGTTCGAGCTGAGCGCGTAAGATCCGCTGCCCTCGTGCCCGATCAAGAGCACATCCATCAACAGCGCCATGGCCTCGCGTAGCTCGAAGTGCTCAATCAGGCTCTTGACGTCCATCGTCTGGCTCGACCCGCCTGCCTTGAGCAACTCCACGTCGTACACCTTCTGCCCGCCTTCGCCCAGATCAGACGAGATCACGATGCTAGCTTGCTCGTGCTGGTGCAAGCGTTCAACGATCTCACGCATGGCGTCAGCCGCGGCAGCCTCTTGTGTGGCAGCCTCCGCCGCGAGCGCGCTTCCTGGCACACGCCCGACTGGGATGTTGACCAGGTTCCGCTCAGCACCTACAGCCGAAATCTCGATGAGCTTCTTGGCGAAGTAGTATGAGTAGTAGGCGCTGCGCAAAATGGAGCGCCCTTGAGGATCGTTACCATCCGCCTTTGTCCGGAAGAGCAGAAACTTCTCGATCGGGATTACGCGCTCTATGTAGTCAGGCGCCGGCTGTTGCACCACAGCCTTGAGCCCGCCCTCGTCCTCGAACTCCCACCTGACAATAGACTCCTGCTTACGTAACGCGATCTTGCGCCAGCCTATCGCGCCATCCTTGTACTTGCTTGCAGGGTCAGCGTCGGGCCCTTGGCGGCGCTTGTAGACGATCTCCATGGGAGCGTACCCGTAGACCAGCATGCTCAGGATCTCGCTGACGCATTCCTCCCACGAACGCGACATGTCGTCCATCGCGCCCTTGATGAACTCGGCGTACTCCTGGCTCTTGGTGTCTTTCTGCTCGACGGGATCCACGCGCCAATCCACGCCAGAGATGAGCTGTTCGATGGCGTAAAGGCAGCCTCCCAACACAGCCGAGTTGTCCGCCATCTCCCGATAGACTTTGGCCCCGCGCTGGCCTCGTAGCTCCTGAAGAAACTCCTCCTGGATGTAGCCACCTGTGCGCTTGAGCCCAGTTGCGCCTATCTCGACCATGTCGCCTTTAGCCATTGTCACCCCCTACCGCACCCATCCGGACAAGAATACAATCCAGTACAGCACGTAGAACCAGCCGAACGCCGCGTGCAACACCACCCACCACGTCAAGCCCCAGCTCTTGATGGACAACATGATAGCCAGCGGCACACCCAAGCAACCCATCCCACCGCCTACGCTTCTCTGTTTCATTCCGCCCTCAGTCGCAATTCCATGTGACCCGCCCCGTCAATCCGGATCCACCGACATGTCGTCTTGATCGCTGCGTACTCGCCGTGTTCTGTCTGGCATGGCTCCCTACTTTCTGATGATCGGACGATCGGTCGCTTCCAAGGCTAGCGCCTTTCTCATCCTGCGCGCAACGCTCCGCATCACGACCGCGATGTGCCTATTGATGGCCCGTCGCTGCTCGTAGTCAGGACGCATGAACGGCGGTTCCGGCGGCTCTCCGCGCACTCGCCAGCCATAAGCGTTGGTGTAGATTGGCCGCATGTTCCCTACTTTCCTGTGCGCGGCTCGACTGGCGGGACAGTGAGATCGCCCCGTGTGACAGTGAGAGGCGAACACGAGCATCGCGCAGCCTCCGGGCTTCGTCTGGCCCGAGACTGTCGCTTCGACGCCAGCACCGCGTCCAGCTTCTTGTCGATCTCGACCGCCAGCGTCTCGACCCGGACCAGAGCCGTCAGAAGCGCTTGGGCCTTGTCGACGAACACCGCATGCATCCCGTCTGCGGATCCTGCGGCGGCACAGATCGCATCCAGCAGAACCTCGTGCTTCGTGAGTAGCCGAGCGCCCACACGCTTCTTGCTCTTCAATCGCAATTCCATGTGACCAGAATCCCCCCATTTCGCCCTGCCCGGATTGGCCACCACGCCTCCTCGGCTAAGTCCCAACGCCACCTGTCCGCCTCGAATGGCAATCCGCAAGCGTCCAATGCTGCCGTTACATCCTCGGGTTCTCCGCCATCACCATCGCAGCCAAGGTGTGGCCAGCCGTACTCCGGTATCGGGAGCTGAACGTAGATCCCTTCCGCTCGCGGGTGGGAGCACATGATACCGTCCGTCTGATTCGTGTACCACTTGCCAGACTTGCAGAGCAGGATCACGCCGAACGGGCCGCCCTCCCGGTTGTCGATGTCACAGACGTCAATGGCGTCGTCCCGGTCCCTGTCGTAACTAGCCCTGAGATCGGCTTGGGTAGGCTCTTTCATACCGCCCCCATGATCCTCAACGGCCTATCGTGAGCAATCAGCCGCACGCCCGCACCCGCCGGCGCCTGCGCCCGCGTGAGGCGTAAAAGCGCCTGGCTCATAGCGTCCACCTGATCGTCGTAGGTTCCATTCGGGAAGTTCGCGCATTCCTCCACGAAATCATTGACCCAACTCGTGCTCCTAGGCAAAAAGACGTTCTCGGCCTCCACCAAAGGCGAGATTGCCGCAGCCCTGGCTTCCTTCCCGCCTTCCGGGTCCACCGCAATCAGCCCCGGAACCCGCCTTTTGAGCGTGTCTATGATAGCAGGACCGTTCGCCTTATCCTCGACGAACTTCGCGATAGTTCTGGGCCATTTCGCCGACAGCCTCAGAACCGCATCTATGGTCTTTGAGAAACTGAGCCTATCCCGAACTTGGTCTAGCAGGTAGAATCTCCCGCCCGTCTTGCCCCACACCTGCCCAACCACGTAATCAGACTGCTTCTCGCCCTTGAAGGCCATGTCCCACGATTGCACCAATACGTCCCAGCGCACGTCGGGCATTGCGTCGTAATACTGCCACCATCCACGAGTAAAGAGGTTGCCAGCCGGAGGACTCGGCCTCTGCTGGTAGATCGCCTGCCACTTGTAGCTGCCGATAGACGCCTTGATCTTCGCTAACGCATCCTCGTCATACTTGGCAGGCCAAAGCGCTTGTCCAGGTTGCCGTGGGTCGTCGGCAGTTGGCTCCTCGCAGATGGCAGGGAAACGCAAGACTGTCCACTGATCCGCCGCCGGATCTTCCCTCGCTAGACGTAGCAACCGACCCGCAAGGTCGTCCTCGTGCCACCTGGTCATAGTCAGCAGGACGCACGCACCGTGCTCTAGGCGCGTGTGCAAGACGGATCCGTACCACTCCCACACCGCCTCCCGTACGACCGGGCTATTGGCCTCCTGCGCATCCTTAATAGGATCGTCGATGATGGCGTAGTCGGCGCCCAAACCCGTGATACCGCCGCCCACTCCAGCCGCCCGGTACACTCCGCGATGGTCAACAACCTCGAACAAGTCGCTATTCCTCAGCCACTTTCCCGTCTGCCCCAGGGTGCGGATGTTCTCGGAACCCAACCGTGTCCCTGGGTATAGGGTGGCGTAAGAAGGCGAGTCGATGATCCTCTGCGCATCCCGGTTCATCCGGCTGGCTAAGCTAGACCCGTAGGAACAAGCGATAATCTGGGCATCTGGGTTCTGACCCAAGATCCACGCAGGCAGGCGCCGCGAGACCAACTCACTTTTCCCGCAACGTGGCGGGCATGACACAATCAGCCGCGGCGTCTCGTGCCTGTACCAGCGCTCAAGAGCTGCCGCGATCCTCTCGTGGTGCCAGTTGGCCCGGTAGCCCGGGAAGGTGGTCTTGGTGAAATCGATCAGGCTCCCACGCACAGAACGCGCCGCCAGCTCCCGGTCTATCTCGTCTACGGTAGGGATGTGCGTCAGGTGGAGCATGGGCTAGCCTTCCACTGCATGCCATTGCCGCCCGTTGTTTATGCGGGTCAAACTCAGATCGGCGCCCGGTTTTGCCCTTCTACTGCATATCCTGCTTTTTGGATACCCTCGAAACACTGGCCAGAATGGGATCACGGCTTCCCTTGCCTCGCGTGGCTTGACCGTGCTATCCTGTGTCTGCGCTTGGGGGCGGACTGAGAAATGGGGACATAACGGGATCGGTCGGAGCGAGTCCCCATCTGAGCGATCCCCGGTCGTACCGTTCCCAAGTGCCTCACTTCTTCCCTTGCCTCGCCAGTGCCGCCTCCTGGATCGCCCGCAACTGCCTCAGTTCCTCGTCGGTGTACCGGCTCAAGTCCTGCACCTGGATAGGTCCGCCGTCTGCCCCCGTGAACTCCTGCCTGATGATGCGCGCCAGCTCCGAGCGGTCGAGTACGTCCCGCGCGGCGCCGAGCCTGACTGCCGGTACTTTGCGCTGCTTCACCAGCTCGCTCAGCGCACCCAACGCTGGCATGACGAGCGCCGCGAGCCGCTCCCGAGCTGCGTTCTGGACTTGCTTGGCTCCTCCGCCATGGTAGCGACAGACTGTCCCGCCCGGGATAGCTGTCTTCTTGCAGGCTTCTCCTGTTCTCTGTGAGTGTGCCCGGCACATAGTCAACATGTGGTTGGACTTACGCATGTGGTCTTCGCCGTCTATCTGCCGCAACCCGTCGTCTGACATACCTCACTAGCTCTTTACTCTTTCTCCATCCATTCTGGCGTTTCCGAAAGGTGTGCCTCGATGTCGCACTCCGCATCATCGCCCGGCGCATGCTCATGGTAGCCCAGAATGACGACCTCCTCGCCAAACGGGCAGGCGTCCCAATCCCCCATCCAGTCCCGCTTGCCGACGAAGTGAGCCCGGGCGTCTTGTACCCTCGGCGCCTCTAGGCCGCCCTCATACGAATCGATCAGCACGCGCCTATCGTCGGGATAGGCCGACAGCAGTGCGACCAGCTCAGCCTTCGTCATGGTTTCTCCCACTCCTCCCGGCTGAAGCGTCCGCTCCCGTAGGCTGTAACCACAAAGACACCCGTAGCGGTATGGTAGATCGTCGCCAACTTGTCCCGCTCGATGGCTTGCCGCGCCTCTGCGACTGTCGCGAAGCAGGGCTTTATCGTCCACGCCAGGGAATAGACGCATTTGCCGGAACCCTTCGGCGCGTCAGGTTGCCCGCGATAGAAGGGCGAGTTGGTTTCCACTACATTCTCACTTGCTCTGGTACGTACGACCGAACGCGATAGCCGAATGTCGGATTGTCTTGTTTGCACTTCCGCAGCAAATCGCGGGCCTGTTGCCGCGTTGGGCGGACATCGGACGAACTCACCTGCCAGTAATTGGAAAACCCTCGCCGCTCAACGACCCAGAGAATCCTTCCGTTCATACCCTCTCCATTACGCCGGCCCTGCCGTCACCGTCGCCGTCGAATGCACCAGCGTCACCACGTTACCACTCACCGGAAGCGTCGCCCGAATGAAGCACTCGTAAGTGCCCACCGCGAGCGAGTCAGTCTCGCTGCTCGCCAGTTCCACGTAGACGTTCTCGTCGTCCACTACCACGCCCGCCTTGGTGAAGATTGTCCCGGCTTCGAGCGCTCCCACGAGAGACATCGCGATGCTGGCACCGCTACTCGTCGTGAGCACGGGCCAGT